TGCAACCACTGTGGTAAATGTTCGTATGCAAGTTGCAATCTTCCTAATAAGTCTCTTGCAGTTGCAGCTTTGTTTGCAAGGATTGCAATGTTAACACTAGGATTAAATAACGCATAATGTAACAGATACGACACCATTGTTGTAGATTTACCTGTCTGTCTAGGCAACTTACAAATAGTAAAACGATTGTTATGAAATGTACCGACCATTTCTTTTTGAAAGTCGTACATCTTAAATGGCACAAGGCCTTCATCCAGAGAAACAATTTTTACATAATTCTGTATAAAATACAGAGGGTCTTCCATACACCTCTGATATTCTATAAGTTCTTTTTTAGTCCACTCTTGTTGTACATTTGCTTTTTTAAGATTAGGATTACCTAGATAGGTTTCACTCATCAGATTTACCTTTTAACATTTTTTGTAGTTCTGCTGTAGAACCAACAAACAACGCATTAGTTACATTCTTTGGTGCATTACTGCCAGGCACTTCTTTTAATTTTTTCATTTTATCTTGTAGGTCAATGAGTTTATCTGTAACATCTGCAACCTGTTTTATACCATTAAGTGCAACTTCATATGCTCGTGGGTGTTCACCTTCTTTTGCAAGTTCCAGAATACCGTCAATTGCATCTTGTCCACGCTCAATCAGATTATAAAGGTTTTCTCTTTGGTACTGATAATCACTGTCTGTATCCCCCTCAGTGTCCACAGGACGCGACAACCGTGTAGGTTTGGGAATAGAGATACTATGTTCCTTGATTGCTTTTTCCACAGGGTCTAGTTCAAAAATACCTAGAGCCTTATCTATGGAATCCATCGACTCTTTCATAATCAACCTTTCCTAACGTCTGTACCACTTTCTGAATCATAGTTCTTTGCATCTTGGAAGAATGAAGCTGTTTCACTAAAACCAAAATCATCATCTGCATCAGAACTATTTGGATTAGGTGTAACGGTATACCTCTGTTCTCTTGTTGGAGTAACCGCTGGTAAATCAGTATATTGGTCAACCTGTACAGTTTTAATAACACTAGTAGATGTAACCGGCCCATAGAGATAGAACTTAGTAGTAAACGCAAGTGTGTAAATAATCGCTCTGCGACTTTCAAAGTCACCTTGATAATTATCTTCATATCCTACATCATTTAGAATAATAGGAACATCTCGTTTGATACCCATATCTGCCATATCATTAAGTGTCAGTGTGTAGTCTGGTTGAAAAAATGGTAGAATTTGTTCTACAATCTGTAAAGCATCATCCGAATTTTTTGCCATTGCGTATAAAGTAATATCCATGTTATAGGGAACTGGCATATACTGTGTGTCGAGTTTGTTCGCATTTGAACTAGAAGATTTGACTTTCTTAAACTTCTGAACACGATTTAACTTACGAGCAGAGTCATATGTCAATGCACCAATCTCAAAACCAAGTCTTGGTAATGTGATTGCAGTTGCTGCAGACAAAGATGGGTCTTGATCTAAACGAGTCAAAAACTTTTGTTTTGGGCCGTATGCAAGAGGCACCTTCATTGTCTGTGTAACTGTTCCACTATTGTCCTTACGAACAATTTGGATATTGTTAAACATAGTTCCAAACGCCACTATCACGTTTCTTACTGTTTCGTGGTAAAATTGTTGTCCTAACATTATAATGCTCCTGCGTCACCAAATGGATTTGATTCAGAGAAGTCTAGTACAGTATCGTCTAGTTCATCGAATAATTCATTTTGGGCTGTTTTGTCTGTATCCATATCACCTAATACATAATCTTCAGTAATTATATATGAGTCGTAACCAGTATCGGCTGCGTTTTCAAGTAATACAGAACCAACTTCGTTTTCAAGTGTAATCTGATACTGTCTGGTATCTTGACTTAGAGAACCTTCAATTGCATCAATTGTATCAATACCAGTATCAAGTGCTTCAGAACTATACTCAAATTGTTTACAACGTAATTTGTAAACAGGATTGTTATCTAGTTGATAGAATGGTTCATCGTGATCTACAAAATTAATCTCAAACATTTTTTCAAGAACAGGATGATAAACCAAGTCACCTTCTAATGGTCTGTCGGCATCAGTTCTAGTCGTATCTAAGAGTATATAATGACTATCTCCAAGTGTGGATAGAGTAGAAGTCTCTACTGTACCTGTCTCTAAAAGAATAGCACCACCTGTGGTATCCGTTCCATCTTCAAGAGTAACTTGACTATCTAGTTCTTGAAAGCGTTCTTTAGAAACTACAAAGGTAATTTCATTACGATTTTCTAAACCAAACTGTGATATAATTTCTTTGTCACCACCAAAACCTTCTGCATCTTCTACATACATTTCGATTGGTTGTGCGTTATTAAATTTTGACAGTGCGTCTTCACCTAGAATAGTATCAATAGCAACAGTAGTACGATTGACATAATATACATCATGTCCGTATATCTGAATTGCCTCTTTGATTAAATCTTGATACAAGTTTCTTTCGGTTGCGAGAGAATGTAAATTGCTTGTATGAAATGCACTGTTAACTGCCATTTACTTATCCCACCATGTAATCAATTGGAGTTTCAAATGATAACTGAATTTGTTCTTCTAGTTTTTCTAGTTCTTCTTGTGCTTGTGAGTAGATAGTTTCACCATTCATAGTAACACCACCTAACATTGCGACACCACTAAACTTTGAAAGGTTTGCACCCCACTGTCTTTTAATCAAGGCCGTTGCATATCTTTTTAAATAGATGTCATCAAATATGTCTGAATAACTTGCTGGGTCTATCTTACGATAACATTCGATAATAATAAACTGGTCAACGTCAATGTCATTTGCAAAATCCATGTCTATGTACAAACGATTTTGGTGTTGATTAAAACGAATAGGTTTTTCACCCACAAGAATATGTGACAAAAAGTCTAAGTGTTCCATTGTCATTTGATAATGCATAACTGAAGTAGAACTAAAATCATACAAGTCATTCAGTCTTAGTTGATATCTTATATCAAACATATTATTTGTTGCTACATCATCAAATGGAAATATCTGAATAACAGAAACCACTGCTGATGGCATAGGAATAAAACCTTTACCTTCACTAAATGTTGCTGTTATAGAACTGTCTATAGAATCTGTTGCGGTTGTGGTATCATTACTCGCAGCTCTGTCTACATCCGCCTGTGTAATTTTATGTTTCAAATACACCTTTTCAATACCATCATAATGATATTGTGCAAAATACTGAAGTGCCTCATCAATCCTATCATCTGCTTGGTCATCACTAATATTAATGTCAATTACACCTTTACCAAGACTTCTCAGACAGTATTCTTTGAATGTAGATTTACTTGTTGGAATAGCCATGTTTTTTTTATCCTTTATCTACTATTTAGTCAATAACTAAAGTCCAGCACCAATTGCAATTGCAAATGCTCTTGTTCTTGTTTCTGCTGCATCAACGTATGATTTGATTGATTGTTGTGATGCCGCCTGTGTGGCGCTGTCACTTGCTAAATCATCTTCATCTAAAACTGGAATAACTACAGAAAAATCTAGTGTATTATCATTGTCATCATAAGTCACTGTAATACCACTTTCAGTATTACCCGAAACCATTGCGCCAATTGTGTCTGCAATTGTTTCAGAAAGTGTTGCACCATTGACGGTTATTGCGTCAGCCTCAAGAGTGCCGTCAATATCAACATTACCAGATATATCTAATGTTGCAGCAGATAATTGACCAGTGATTGTTAAATTTCTAAAACCAGATATATCTTTATTTGAATCTGGTATAGCAACTTTACTGGCTGTTATTGTACCAGCACTTACACCATCAAGAACTGTTAATTCATCAGCAGCAAGAGATGCACCTTCAACAACTAATGTAGAACCACCTAAAAATAAGTTTCTCCATTGTTTTGACGCAGAACCTAAATCAAAAGTATTATCAGCAGATGGTATTATGTTTGATGCCAGTGATTGGAAATCACCACCATCTATTTTTTTAGAGGTTGCATTGTACTGTAAAAATCTACCATCAACCTTTACGGAATCTCTATTAACATCATCTAGAAACTCAAGTCTAACTTCACCACTACCAGCACCAGACATTTGTGATGATGCAACTTGTTGTGCAATAAGTGATCTAAAGTTATCAAACTCTTTTCTTAGAGTTGCAATCTGACTGACTTCTTCTTTGATTTCAGTCTTCTCTTGCATAACGTCAAGATGTGCAATTGCCTTGTCTACAAGGTCTGCTTTCTTTTCTACGATTGTAGGTTCTTCAGATATTGCCTCAACAACGATATCTTCAGATTCTTCAACCATCTCCACTACTGGTTCTGGTTCTATTAGTTCAGAGAATAACTGTTCAAGTGCTTCTAGTTTTGCACTCTCATCAACTACCTCTACTATTTCTTCTTGGGGTTCTGGTTCTTCTTTGATAACAGTATCAAAGGTTTCGACAAGATTAGAGAAAGCTTCTAGTTTCTCTTTTTCTTCTATAGACAATCTTAATTCAACTTCAATCTTTGCTTCTTCATGGGCTTCATTCAACCCACTAAAAAGTTCTGTAATATCTGCTGATTCTATTTTGGGAACGTGAGGTGCAACAACTTGAGTAGAACTTGCGATTTCTTCCAAGTCCTTAAACAAGTTTGCAATATCAGATTTCAACTCAATTTGCTGAGATGGCATAATAATCCCCTTTATGGTATTTATAAGAAGGGAAAGTCCTTAGTCTGCTGCAGCAATAGTCAACTCGCCAGCAGCTACTTGGCGTAGGATTTCATCATAATGAGTATTACCAACAGAGGTCGGCACTGAATATGTAGTACCGTCTATTGTAGCACTAATACTTACATAAGTACTACCACCATTGTCACTTTCTACATATTTTGCATTTGTAATAATCATTTTATAACTCCGCTATATATTCAAAGAAAGCAGCTGCACTATTGTTTGCCATTACTGTCATACCTTGACCCGCTGTTAGCCCACTAGATACATCACAAGTAATGTTTGTTGAGTGGGTGCATGGATTATTTATAGCGGCATCTGCGTTAAAAGCTGGCGATGCCGCAGCCGAAAAAACTGAAAGGGTGTTGTTTGCGCTTTGCCCCAGTGTTGGAGC